AATCTCAATCCTGTTGGTCAAACCAAAGAGATTTTGTTTTCTGTAAAGCCCAAGTACAACACTTCTGAGTTTGAAGCTATTGGTGCTATTGGCGATAGGTTTATTGCCAAACAAAAAACCTTCATGGATAAAGTCAAAGCCAACGCATCTGGTCTGGCTTTTGAGACACAACTTGTGGATAGATTTGCAGGTTTTGAGCGTTTGGCCAAACACATGGAGCCTTTGATTGGTACACAAATGATGTACTACTTGCGCATGTACGATCAGCGCATGAACTTTGTGGCTCAGTCTGTTAGCAATGGCGCTCTGCAACTTGTTAAGAAAACCCGTGCCGATGGCCGTGTCGAACGCGTGCTTGAGAGCAAGCCGGGCCCAAGCCTAAAGAGTACAGTGAATACGCTCAAAGAAGCCAACGACATTGTTGGTAACGGCGAAGCTGTAAACAGGTTGTTTACATTGTACTTGTCAGCCATCCGTGCCAAAGACAAAGGGTTCGCTGCGTTACATTTTGGCGATCAAATATCTGAAGCTGAGTTGAATCAGGCGTTCAAAAAGATCGAAGCCAACGACAAGTTGAAAGAAATCTTTAACCGCGCTCGTAATGAGTACAACGAATACAACCGCAACCAAATTAAGTTTGTGGTGGAGTCAGGCGCTTTGTCCAAAGAAACTGCGGACAGATTGCTCAAAGAAAACGATTACATTCCTTGGTATCGTGAGCGCAATGGCGTGGCTGAGTTGATTATCGGTAAGGAAAACCCAATCCGTGTGGGCAGTATTGCTGAGCAACCTTACCTACACGAGTTGGTGGGAGGCGATGCGCCGATTCTTGACTTTATGACAAGCTCTGTGCAGAACACTAACATCTTGGCTGACATGGCACTCCGCAACTTGGCTACCAAAAACGCAGTGTTTGAGTTGGCTAATATGGACTTGGCCCACATCGGCAAAGGAAAAGGAACTCCCGGCCCTTCCACCGTGCGCTTCAAGGACGACGGCGTTGACAAGTTTGCCATTATTGACACCGATAAAGTTGGCGTTCCTGCTGATGTGTTGGTTAAAGGCATGGAAGGTATACCAACACAAATGCCGTTTGCGTTCCGCATGATGGGTATTCCTGCCCGTATTCTGCGCCAAGCCGTGACGGCTTCTCCTTTGTACGCCGCTAAGCAGTTGTTCCGTGACTCTTTGGCCGCGCCTATTTTGGCCGGTGCCAATTTCACACCAGTGATTGACTCTTTGAAAGAGATCAATAGCGCTACCAAGGCTACATTGGAGCAACGCGGCATCACTGGCGGTCAGATATTCACCGGTACAAAAGAAGACTTGACCAAGATTCTGCGTGATATGGCCGAGGGTAAACCCGCATGGCTCAACGGTTTAGCAAAGCTCGAAGCCATGTCAATGGAGGCAGATGCTACAACACGTCGTGCGCAATACAACAGCTACTTGCAACAAGGTCTTTCAGAAATGGAAGCCACACTGTTGTCGCTTGAGTCCATGAACTTTAACAAGCGCGGTGCATCTCCAAGTGTACACATTGTTAACTCTATCATCCCTTTCTTCAATGCGCAGATTCAATCTCTAAACGTGTTGTACAAAGCAATGACTGGCAAGATGCCATTCAATGAGAAGCTTAAGATACAAGAGAAACTCTTGACGCGTGGTGCCATGATTGCGGCGGGTACATTGGCTTACGCCATGATGATGCAGGACGACGACGCTTACAAGAACGCCACACCTGACCAGAAATACAACAACTGGTTTGTGAGAGTTCCCGGTGTTGATGAACCTGTCCGTTTGCCCATTCCGTTTGAGATTGGCTACATCTTCAAGGCATTGCCTGAAGCGCTTTACAACACGATGGTCAACGAGCACGGCAAAGATGAAGCAGTGGAAGCGTTTGGCGGCATCATGAAAAACTTGATCCCCGGCGGTACATCGTACGGTATTCCTCAAGCTATTAAGCCCGCTATTGAAGCAGGTCTTGGCAAGTCGTTCTACACAGGTCGTGACATTCTTACGCCCGGAGAGCAACACTTGTTGCCCGAAGATCAGTTCCGTGCCAACACCACAGAGGCGGCCAAAGCATTTGGCAAAGCCACAGGCGTGTCTCCAATCATGTTGGAGCATTTGGTCAACGGTTACACCGGCACATTGGGACTAGCGTTCTTACAAGCGATCAGCTTTGGCGCACCAAGAGGCGCTACTCCTGAACAAGCCACAAGACGTTTGTCTGAGTTGCCTGTGATTGGCGGGGCTTTCCAACCCAACGATGCGGGTGGCATTATCAGCAATGTCTACAATGACATGAATGAGTTCAAGAAAACTAAAGCTTCTTTTGAAGAACGAATCAAACGCGGGGATAGATCAGGTGCGATGGAGTTGCTCAACACAAAAGGCAACGAGTTGGCAATGGCGCAGGTAGCTGACCATTACACAACAACCATGAAGAAGTTTACAGGTTATGAGAACGCCATCAGAGCATCTGACTTATCGCCTGACGAGAAACGCAAACGCTTGGACGAAATCCGCAAGATGAAGATCCAGTACGCCAACATGGTCCGTGACGCTAGCGATAAAACCACACGCCAATGAGGCCGTCCTTGATGACGAACATGGCTTGACCTTGGATACGCACAGAGACTGCGGCGCGAAGCCCCAGTTCTCTGGCTTTCTTTAGATTAAGTGCGGGTACAAAGAAGCCCTCACCCTTTTGAAGCTTCGTCCAAGGATAGCGTATTGCCATCAAAAACATCCTCCTTGAATGTGATATGCATGACGTTCACGCGCATAGCAGGGCCGTTGGTCTTGGCTAGCATGTCTTTCTTGACGTACGTCACTGGGAACATGGCCTCCATCTGCGCCTTGAACTCATCATACCCGAAGCTCATGCTGACGCAGTGCTTCTTGAGCATACCCTCTTCAATGTAAAACTCTCTGTATCCCGGGCGCAGGAGTCCGTGTTCCACGCGGCCCAAAACTTTGGACTTGGTGATTGACTTGTCCACGGCGCCATCTTCCCCCCATGAAGCCAGTAGGCGGCCATCGGATTTCTTAATCACAATGAAACTTCCATAGTTATCGCTAATGTATGTGTTGAGTACATCTTCAGCCGTACGGACACTGCTACCAATCACAACGCGAGCTTTCTCCACCAGTTCTTTCAACGATGTGATGACTTTATTGATCTCCACATCAAGAATATTTGCGTATTCTTTGCGCAAAAGAATGGCTGACGCCACAATAGCGGTGCAGTTGGCATGCCAAAACCGTTCGTCATCGTTAAAGTTCATCACTTTCTTCAAGTGGTTGTTTACTTTCTGCATGATTTTCTCAACTACGTCTTGGTTTTTCACAAGCCAACGCACCCATGCTTCACCTGCAACGCCGTAATTGCCCTTCAAGTCTTGCAAAATTCTGCGTTCTTCGGGCGTCCACTGCAACTTAACGTGCGGTGTCCACTCCAACATCCTCAGAAGCTCACCGTTTGAGCTATGCTTACGTGCACCCGCCATGTAATCAGTCAGCTTTTCATTCGACGTCATACTGCAAGAAGACCGCCAAGTACTGTTATTGAGACGTTCCTTATTGGCGTGGGACTCCATCCGTTCCTTACCCTGCGCTTCAGCAAAGTCAAAAATAAAGGTCGGCGCCCATTCCATGTCCTTGCGCTGAGCACTTGTGATTTCGTCCACCAGTAAGGGCAGACTTCCCAACAAACCCGCACGTTGTTGCATAGCAACTGGAGATGTGCCTTTGCCGGTACGGTATCTCAATGGGTGACCCCAAACTCCTGCCTTGGCGCTGAGCACTAGGGATTTACCAGTACCTGACCAACGTGAGCCGATGTGCCAAACAAAGCCTTCTACCGGAGTAAAGCGCATGAGCGCTGATCCAAAGGAGTCCAAACATACCGCAAGCGCCATCTCCATGTTGGGCTTGTTGATGAAGATCGTCTCCCACAATCTGCGCCACGTAGCTAAGTCACCCTTACCCGCCGTGTTGCGGTTGATATTCTCAAGGCCGGGCATCGGAACCTGCGTCTCGCGACCGTCAGAACCGAACACGCGGTTGTTGTAAACGAATGATCCGTCTGTCTGCCATCCAAACTGGAACGGCACTGTGATGGGTTTCTTTCTTTGAGATGCGTCCCGAACACAGGCGCTGACATACTCATAAAGAACTTTGTCGTAGCCCACGAATGTCGACACAATGTTTTGGGCGGCGAGCCACTTGAGCGTCTCGTCCTTGCTGACAATAGATTTCTGTGGGAAGTTTAAAGTCTCTACGCCTTCGGGTCGGCATGCGGCCATGTGCACCAAGTGGTCGTTGTCCATCTTCAGCAAATCAACCACAAACAAATCGTAGGGAAGCAATTGAATATTGCTCTTGGACTTCTTGCCGGTTATCTCATCCTCAATAGCACGCGTGCAATAAACACCGCCGTGTTCGCCGTAACTGTATCCGCGTGGGGGCTCGGGTCTTGTAATGCTTGGCGCCACTGGCAAGTCATCATCCTCGGGCCCATAAGTTTCTTCTTCGTCTAATTCAGTTTCATTGAACTCCGCAACTGGAGTTAGAGCAATTTGTTTCTGTGTGTTGTCAGTCTTGATCTCACGACCCAATACTAACGGATTTGTAATTTTTCCCCAATGCTTACATTTTGTGCAGATGCCGGGGTTCTCGCTATCCATCTTGATGCAAGCGTATGGTCCTTTGATTTCTGCCAGTTTCTGTTGCATCCGGTGCATGGGGTATGGGTGCATGTCCGAGAGCCATATTGCTTTCTCGTCACCATCTTCGCAAACCTTGGCCCAAGAAAGAAGCCCGCGCCATATTGGTTCTTTGCCATCTTCCTGCGCCGTGGCAATGTAGTCAGCTATCTGACCGCACTCACCTTCGAAGTTACTGAAAAGCGTATAGCTATCCTGCAACATCTTGACCTGCCCAACCGTGGAGTTCTTGGGGCGTTGGCCTAGCAGGGGGGCTGAAACAGGCGCAACAACTGCCGGTGCCTCAACTTTGTCATAGATAACTTTGGAGAACTTGTCCAGTTCAAACATGTCGCCCTTGGTCATGATCTTGACAGGGCGTGGGAGTCGATACTTCTTCTTGTAGTTGTGGGTTCCCGGAACGCGCAGTATGCGTGCGCTATCCGCAGTCACCGTCATGTCAATCTTAAAATCTTCCTGCGCTGCCAACCGTTTTAGATTCTCAGCAATAGGTTTCCAAATACCCACAGGGATCGCATCGGTCAATGGCCAGTAGCAATGGAGCCCACCGCCTGAACTGACGATCCAAGGGCGCCCTATTTCATCAAGGCCAGTTTTTTGCAAGAAAGAATCGAGCGCCATCGCCGCGTCTTTCTTTGTGTCATAGCCATCCAAATCAACGAAGAACGCCTTGATGTACTCAGCTTCCTCTGCCTTGCGCGTGCTCTTGAACGTGGACACGGCGAAGAAGATGTCGTACTTATGGTTGTTCCACTCGTCGATTTGAGGCTGAAGTTCCTCCAACGTATCAGCGTATACGTGTTGTTTGTGGTTGAGTTCTACCACGCAGTATTTTCCCAAACCTGCGGACGGCAAAACCACCGCTAGAAATTCAAGCGGAGTCATGTGTATCCTCGGTTCAGAAAAGTTCTAGCTGTTTTGGATCTTTTGGGGGGAACGTGTCTTCAGGGCTAAGTGCCATGAAACGGCGCAGTAGTTCCTTCTGCCAGTCAACAGGCAAATTTTGATGCGAGTCGATCAACATTGCACCATACTTAATAAGTTCTGCGTTGGTTAAGTTTCTAGGTTGAATGTCTTGCATACATCTCTCCAAGCCACGTCCGCATTTGGGGACGCTTGCAATATTTTAATGAGCGCTTTAACCGCAGGACGGTAAGCAACAAAAACCTCTCCACCACCAAACCAGTTGTAGACAGACTGGCGCGTTGCGCCAGTTGCCTTTGCTATCTTGGTAACTGGGAAGTCATGGTGAACGGCCCACCGTCCGAGTTGGTTGCCCAACGTCTTAGGTGCGACCTTCACGCTTTGAATGACTTGCGTGGAGTATCCCATTACTCGTCATCCCAATCGTCAACCATGTCTGCAAGTGCGGCTTTCGCTTTGGGTACGGCAGTTGGCTTCTTCTCCTCTTTGCGAACCACTGGCTCCTCGTCCTCCTGCGCCACAGGTGCGGCTACTTTCTTGGGCTTGGTTCCGGGGATGCTAGCGGGGACAGGAGCGGCAACGGCTTGCTCAGTTTTAGAGGCAGTCATTGTGATCGCGTTCTTGGCGTCTTCTGTCTCGCCTTGGCGAATCGCAACTTCATGCTCGTCATCTGTTAAGTAACGCACTGCTGAGAAGAATAACTTGGGAGACTCAGACTTGGTATCGAACTTCATGCGTGTCACCACATCAGAGGGATCAATACTTTGTGCGGCCAACCAACGTGCGTATGCTTGCAATGGGCGCTTGTTGTCGCCTTCGTCTTTACCAAAGATAGACTTTGATGGAACTGGCAACTGCATCACATCGCCTTCAATGTCGTTCGCCAAGACCACGGCAAGACGTTGTTGGAAGCGGCAAGCGCGGCTATTGTTCTGACCTGAACCCGCAATGTTCTTTGGGCAAGTTCTGCATGCATCGCTTTGCTTATTGGGTGAGTTCTCCAAAGGAGTCTCGCCATCATCTGAGGAGCAGTCAGGCGCAGTGATAGCACCATCGTACGACTTCAAATAAAACTGGCGTTGCACTTTAGGCGCGGCATTGACAATCACGACGTCAAGATGACGGTCTTCAATCGCGGCCACTTCTTTGCCATCGCTATTCAAGCGGAATACACCGCCCTTGATGGATATTTTCTTGCCACCACCGCCACCTGCACCACCGGCAAGAGCTTTAGCAACGGCTGATAATTCTTTGCGATTTTTCACAAAGGCGGGGAGTTGTGAGGGGTTAAAGAGAGCTACTTCGCTCATGGTCTTCTCCAATTATTTAGTGGGTTTACGAACAGAGATTGCATACTCAGTGACTGAGTTCAATCCGGGGGGTAATAGCTTGGGGTTCTCTTCCAAGAACGTCGCCATGTTGCCTTGCGCGATGCGCTGCTCAAGCAAGTCGACGGCTTGGTGTTCAAGAACGAATTCTTTGAACGAGTCCCAATCTTGTGTGTTGTAGCGTGTCTTTGTGGACAACACCACGGTGCCTTGATCTGTGCGAACAGAGGACATACCTAACGATAGCATCTGATCTTTGAGCGCGAGCTTAACTTGTTCTTGTTGAGCTTTGATAACTTCAACTTCGTTCTCGAAAGCCTGCGTCAACTCTTGGATGCGTGTGGCCATCTTGCGATAGACCTTCGCCAACTTATCCATTGGGATGTTGGCTAATTCATTTGAGGGCTCTTCTTTTGGAGGCTCCTCATCATCAATATCTAACATTTACTTCTCCTTTTGTTTTTGTCTAAGGTTTAACATCATACAATAAAATTTTCCAAGCGCAACTCCTTTCTTAAATATTTTTTACTTCACTATCGAACATACCAACCAACAACGCGTGGTCATTAACTTTAGTATTCATCGCCTTGAATAATTTTTTCTCGATAGGGCTTGACTCAATATGCACCACGGTGACCTTGTCTGAGTCTTGTCCTTTGCGATCTGCTCGCGCTATACACTGCGTGTACATCTCCACGCTCATCAACGGCCCGAAGAACACAACCGTGTCTGCGGCAGTCAGGGTAATCCCGTGTGCAGTTGCTTGGGGTTGGAGCACCAAGACTTTAATCTTGTCCGTGGTTTGAAAATCGTTAATGATTTGGCCGCGTTTGCTTGCCGTCACGTCGCCGTGGATTTGGCCAACAGAATGACCGTTCCCTGATAAATGCTTGACGATGGAGTCAATGCTTGAGCGAAACATGGCGAAGATAATGACTTTGCGATCTGTCTCCTCCAACACTTCATCAAGGACGTTCAAGCGTGGAGACGCATCGAACTCAATCACTTCTTTGTCATCTGTGTACGCCGCTCCACAACTTATTTGTAAGAGCTTGCTGACCGCCACACCAGCATTGACCGCACTAATGGTTTCCCCTGATGCGCGCACCATCATCTGCTCTTTGAGGAGCTTGTAGTATTTGTTTTGCTGAGGCGTCATGGGCACCTCACGCGTCACCGTAATCACTGGGGGCAGATCAAGACATTGTGCTTTTGTGAAACGTATTGCAGGTTGAAGTGCTTCGTGCACCATGTCCTTGGCGTTGGGCTTTGGCATCCACTTGAACATGCTGATCTTGTTCATAACCTTGTCGCGCCATGCCGTCTGAAACTTAGGCACGTTGCTTGGGTTCACGAGCTTGGCTAAGCCATACGCATCCACCGGAGATTGAGACGCGGGGGTTCCTGTCATCATCCACAGATACGTGTCAGGCTTGATGACTGATGCGAGCGCTTTCCATCTTCTTGTCGATGGGTTCTTGTACGCGTTGGCCTCATCCACAATCACAAGATCAAAGCGCCCATCATTGTTGATCTCGCTTGCAATCAAGTTCAGCCCATCATAGTTGGTGATGACTAACTCATAGTTTTGTTGAATCATCTCGATGCGTCTTGTAGCTTGCTGATGGTGCGCGACCACGGCAGAGCGATGGATCACACT